CCATATTTCTTTATTTGCTATTTTCCATTTATCATCATCGTAATAGTATGTCTTTCCGTTGCTTTTGTCAACAAAAAGAACCTCTTCTTTCTCTGTTAGACCACTATCATCTTCTACAAATTGGTTCTCCCCTACTCCAACATTGTTTATTGGGATAAACTCATTTCCGTTCCAAGAGTATAACCTATTAGACGATTTAGCAAGAAATAATTTCTGTGAGCCAGTATAAATAAAATCACTCTTGTCTTGCTTATCTTGTATCCACTCTTTATTAGGGTCTGAAACTTCTACATACCTTACACCATTGAAGACATATAAAGTTTCTGAATCTTCCTCATAATAAAGAACACCTTTGGCTCCATCTTTTATAGAAGGTAAATATTCCCCATACCAAGTACCATAAGGGATATATTTCGAGCCATCAAACAGATAAAAAGCTTTCTTGCTTCTATCTACATATAGCTTATCTGTACTTGCAACCGTTGGGTCTTCAAATTCATCGCTACTATCATAAAAGCCTATATCCCCAGTAACCCCAGTCCTACTAATCCACTTTCCAAGAGTTGCCGAATAATAAAATAGCTGACCTCTTGTTAAATCCCATGCTAAAGAGCCATTTTTAGAAGGGGTTGGCGCGTCCTCTATTCTATCATACTCTTGGACAATAGAGACTAAATTGTCATAATCTTCCACATAGAAACCAGATACAACATCGCCATCGTCAATAGGGTCTGTAAACTCTATATCTGTTCCATTACTAGCTGTATAATCTTGGACAGACATTCTTATTCCATTTAGGTACACAGATACTGTTTTTGGATTATACCCACTTGGTATAGTTATAGTTCTAGTAGTGCTAGTTGCTTCAACATCAAAGTTTTTTAAAACCTCATCTGAACTATAGAACCCTGAAATGACATCTCCAGCAGACACTGGGTCTGTAAATTCAATCGTAACACCATCTGTTGCTTCATAATCATCGTCTGTCATTCTTACACCATTTAGATATACAGACAATGTGTTAGGGTCATAGCCATTAGGAATGGTAACAGTCGTTGTCTCTGTAGTCATCTCCACATCATATTTGATGATATTTGGAGATGTTGGTAGAACAGTTGGATTATCACTTACTGATTTGACCCACACGCTACCATCATATATGTATAGCATTTTATCTATAGTATTCCAATACATAAGCCCAGTACTTAAAGCTTTACCATTTATGTCTCTAGTTGGTGGTGTATCTTTATATCCAAGATACATATTATCAAACTCTTTTAGACACTTTTCAAGGTTTGTTGGATACTCTATTTCTGCTAATTTTTGTGTTATCAGCTTTGTACTAGCCACTCTAGTACTATCATTTGTAAGTTTGTCTATATCAATAGAGGACTTATCAATCTTTGTGTCTAAGCCATCTTTTAGCTCTTGCTCCGTTGCGTAAGCACTCATTTTAGTCTCCTATATGTAATTTTCCATCTATTATGGATAGTGGCACTTTGTCGCCAGTAGATGAATCTATTATTATTATTTTTTGCTTTGGCTCTGCTAGTCTGTCCAACATCGCCCTAATATCTGCACCTTTCTCTTTTAAAAGCCCTACCTCTATATCTCCAGTAGATATTATTTTTTTCTTAGCCTTATATTCAAAATCTTTTAACTGCTTTATTATCCCATTAAACTTGCTCTCTAGTTTATCTCTATATTTCCCTCTTTCAACCCTTTCTGCTTCTAAAATAGACGCGTGAGTACTTATTTCTGCTTTTACCTCTAGGGATATGGTATGAATATCTTTGTATATTTCATTTGCTTTTTTGATTACTTCATTCAGCTCTTTAATCGAATTTCTCTTTTTATCTATTATTTCATTAATATGTTTATTTATTTCTCTATTTGCAACTCTTAGGACATTATTAAAAGCCTCTTTTTCCTGATTAAGTATCTCTATTTCCCCTTTTGTCTCTTCTAAAAGCTTACTAGAGGACAGATATTCTTTATTTATTTTTTCTATTTCACACTTTAGCCCCTCAAAACTTCTTATTTCCTCTAAAAGTTTCTCATTCTCAACTCTCTTTGCGATATTTGCATTCTCTACAGCTAAAGTTTGATAAAGTACTCTCAAATCGCTATCATCTTTATATTCTATTATTTCAATCTCTTTACCTTTTACTTTTTTTGGTAAAATTATCATGTTATCAATAATTGAATACTCATAAGGCACTCTATCTACTAAAACTACAAAGTTTTTATCTGTAGGAACTTGTAGTTTTCTTTTAAATTTATACACATATTTCATTCTTATATTCTCCTTTTTTGATATTCAATATCAATTGTTGCTTGTATTAGGTCTATAGTTAAAGGCTTATCTTCAACACTAATAATATCTATTGTTGTATCTAGATTGTGACCGTTTATATGATTTAGTTGCATATCATTAATTTCTATACTTGGTAAGTCATCTCTATTTACTCTAAATTTATATTCATCATCAGCATATAGAGGAAAAACTTCCATTCTTTTCCACCAAAATTTGCCCCATGTTTTCCCATCATTCATGATATTTTGTGGAACTCTAACAATACTATCATAATTTCCATTACTCCATTCATCAATTAAACCTACTCGCTCATTGTCTCTTAGATTTATCTTAAATATTCCATCTTCTGTAGCAAGAACTAAGAAATTCTTAACAACTTCTATTTTTATTATATTTTTACCAAAAGACCATCTATAGAGACCAAATCTAGAAAATTGATAAATGTTTCTCCCATCTTTTGCTTTTAGGTAAATAATGTGCTTCTGATGATGTACTGCAATCTCATCGACACTTTTTATTATCTCTCTAAAATGCATTCCAACCTCGGATAAAGCGCCTTCTTGGTCTATAGTATAAAACCTATCGTACGCGATTATATACGCTGTGCCATTTGTTACTGCTACATAGTCAATATCTATATCTGCTACTTTGACTATAGAGTTCATCGGCTCTCCATTTTCTGCGATTAGCCTATTTATATATATCCCTCGCTTTGTAAAAAGATATAAGCCAAGCTGGTATGTTCCAACATTGATTATTTCTTCATACTTTGCACTAGAGATTCCGTAAGATATTGGGTCATCATCTAATTTATCTCTCGCACTCCTATCGAAAAAACGGACTCTTTCACTGTCTATTATAGCCGATAGAGTAATACTTCCTTTTGAGACTAATCCCAACCTTCCGTTATAATAAACTATGTCATCGATATGATTATCGACAAAGGGAGGGTTTGGCACTGTGGCGTGTTTGTCTTCTAACTCCATAAAAGACATATTAAACTTATTTTCTATATCTTTGTCTGGTTGTATCATTAGTGGCATAGTGTGCATATAGAAGTAATCCTTTCCGTATGGGTCTGCTACCTCTTGCCACTCTGCCCTATCATATCTTACATAATACCCTTTATCCTTTAACCCCTCTGTTACTTTAGTGAGCAAATAGGGGGAAATGGTTCTACCATCTCCATATGTATATGCTGGTAGTGTATCAGGCTCATTTAGGAGTTTCCCACCCTTAGGTTCACTCCTAGTAGTCTCTGTTAATTCCCATGTATCTGTCTCTACAAACCATTCATAGATTTCATAATAGTCTAAACCATCATTTTTTTTATAATAGAAAAACTCATAATTATTTCTATCCATATCATTAGGTAGGTCTTCTATCCTCTCTACATGCTTGTACAGATTAGAGGTAGCAGTATTTCCACTACTATCCCATATTTCAGCCTTTTCTATCTTGTCTTGGCTTCCAATTACTACCCCATGATAAGGTTCAACTGGAGTTAATCCATTATCAGACAGTTGTTGATAAATATCTCCTGCTACTGCAATTGTATTGTTTTCCCTTGTTTCAAAACTATTATCATTTAAATTGTATTGATAAAGGTATCCTCCATTTAAGTCTGTTGTCTTTTTTATATACCACCCATATCTATTTTCATAGCCATTATACCTATAATAAGGGCGCTTACCCATAGTTACCTTTAGTGTCTTATTTACTAAAAAGGTAGTATCCTTTACTGTGACCATCTTAAAAACATCTTTTGCTTTCATATCTGATGGATACTCCAAAGAGTGATTCATAGCAGATATAGGGAGATTAAAAGGACACTTATCAACGGTGCGTCTTATTCCATCTTCTCCAATCCAATATACAGTACCTCTTTTAGTGTCGGCGCTTATATTTTCGCCATGGATATAAAATAGATATGAATGCTCATTGTCGCCTCTGTCGTAAGTGAATACATAATCATCTTCATTAACAGATGTTAGCGAGTGCATTCTAGCTGGATTTCGACGAGTTAGGCATAAATAATTATCTATTGTAAAGTTTTTAATGTAGGCTGTTTGGTTTTGATTGTGTCTAGATATTGGTAAGGTAGAAATTCCACCGTCCACAATCATTTTCTTTATATAGGTAGTTGCCATAATTTAGCTCCATCTCGTCTATATTTGCTTGTACTGCTATCGCCTTTTTCCTTATCCAATTGTCTTGTAGAGAGGAAAGAGTATCTTGTATATTTCCTCCTAGAGTTGCTCTAAGTTCCCATGCTGTTTGAGCTGTAACTAGATTAATAAACCATATCGGACACTCTTCTATATCCACAGTTTCCACCACTTCAAGTGTTACTGGCTCATCAAATTCATCTGTCTTTTCAATAGTGTCATAAAGTTTATTGTCAACAAATCTATATCTATCTTGCTTTCCTCTAAAGGACAAAAAAGAGGATAGATAGATATGTTTATTTACATCAGGAATAAGTTCTTTCTTTGAGGTGTTAAAATTCCAAGTCTCGGCTTGTAACTCCAATCTTACCTCATCTAGCTTTCTAGTAACAATAACTGCTTCCCTATCTGTATTAATAGTAGTATCATCTACTAAAGGTAAAGACAGAAGTTCTAATACTCGATTAGTCTCTGTTACTAGATTGTAAGCCATTTTACACTGCTTCCCTAATCTCTGTTAGTTGTGAAGGAACTAGAACCCCTAATCCTATAAAAAACTTACCAAGTAATAGATTTCCTAAATAATCTGGTAGATAATCAATAGAAGTTTTCACTCCGTTGTATAAATCTAGCCTTCCAGCTACATCTTCGCCATATACAAAGGCTACTGTTTTTTCGTCTGCTCTTTGCTGATTAAAAGTGTTAGAGACTATAATCTCTTTAATTCCAAATCTATCTAGAACTGCTCTATAATCTTTATTTACAAAATACTTGCTTAATAGAATATGGGAATAGTTTGTAGCGTTCGTAACAATTGTTACACTATCCCATATATATCTGTCGTGTCTATCGTCCATTGCCTCTATAATAGCAAGAACAATTTGGTTTCCTCTTTCCTCTTCCTCGGTTGCTGTTGCTATCTGTGGTCTAACAACTACAGATGCGTTACCCATTCCTACTTTTCCGTTCGTACTCATAGCTGTTTGGATTGTGTCTAACACTCTAATGTCATATTTTTGAGCAAGAATGTATCCTATTTTAGAAGAATATTTATCTAATATTCCAAAGTCATTTAAGTTTACTTGGTTAGAGTCTGCAAATATGGAATAGTATGTTACATTGTCATCATATGACAGAAAAACATGGTCTGTCTCTATAGTGCTAGTATCAACTTGTGTACCTGCTGTATGTTGTGCAATATCTGCTAAATCAGGATTCCCAACTAGAGGAAAAGAATACCCAAGCCCACTAACTGATGGACTACGATTTATTGTCTTTACTAGCTTTAATCTATCCTCATAAGCTATTATTGTTCTATTCCTAAAATATAATAGAATGTCCTCTCCGACTGCATTTTGATTATTATTTTGAGTGTCAAAAGTACCCATTTTTTAAACCTTTCAAATTACTTTTTGTTTCTTTTTTTTTAACTTAACATTTACATTTTAAAAATATTTGGAAAAGTTTACCGTGTTAGGCTCTTTAGAAAGATTCCCTCAAACGAGGGAGGATAAAGTTTTAGTGTATTTATTATATCATTTTTTGCTTAAGCAAATCCCCATTTGCCAACCTTTACATAGAACTCTTTAAAATATCTGATTCTTCTTATATTATTAGTTGCATTTAGTCCACATTGATTTGGAGACTCTTTATATTTTTTTGTTATATGCAACACTCGCCCAGTACATGGAGAGTATTTATAGCACTTACCACTTATATTTATTGCACATATGAGTGCTACATCTCCATCATAATTATATTCTCCGACAATCAAGACTTGTTGCGCGTCTCCTTCTTGTCTAAGAGGAGGGAGAAGAGGGGGGAAACCCTCTTTATCTGAATAATCATATGTCATATGTGTTCCATCTTCAAAAAATACTCCACTATATGTTGTCATCTTGCCTCTTTTTTAAAAAATGGAATTACTTTATGTTTACCATTAAATATTGGAGAGGATATTATAAATTCCCCAATAGTCAGGTTTGCTGTATCCTCGCTTTTTCTACTGCTTCCTCTCATTTGTAAAGATACCATCTCTACCCAATCGATTTTCTTATTTTTGTATAATTCAGAAATAGATTGAAACCCAAATATAAACGGAAACCCATATTCTCTTGCCATCTCTATAAATTTTTTAAATTCGGAATTATTAGATGTCGCCATTAGCTCACTAGCTTCGTCAACTACTAGTAGGGTATTAATATCTCTGTAGCCTTTGATTGTTTCTGCTTTATTACTTCCTAACATATATTGCTTTAGTAGGAATATTATAGCCAAAGTAATTATAATTTTATGCTCTTCACTGCTTCTTGTGACATTTACAACCATGTTTTTATCTGTATTATATAAAGAATCAATCGATTTTTGTTCACTAGTAAATATGTTGAAATCATATAAAGGAATAAGGACTTCCTCATACCATGCCCCATATTCTCTATCTTGACTCTCTAGAAACTCTACTAATCCATCAACGCTTGGCTCTTTTGATACTGTTAAATATTCCTCTAATAGTCCTTTAAGTTCGCCTTTTTGCTTTCCACCCATTATTGGATAGCAACTAGAGACTAGAGATAAAAATCTGTAAGTTACATCTCTTATTGGCTTTTTATCAATTGGTGTAGCTACTAAAGGATTAAAAGGGATAGGGGATTCATCAACTAATACCTCATCAGCGTTTATCCTATTGACAAATTCATTTTTTCTACTATAATCATCTTTATAGTCAATTATAATTATCTTTGGGTTAATGCTTTTGTAATATGAATCTATAATTGTTTTGATGGTAACAGTCTTTCCACTCCCTTGTGTTCCTGCGATAGCGCAGTTTTGGTTTGGGAATTGGTTAATGTTGTTCAACTCTAAAATTTCATCTTCTAGTAAAAAATGAACAATTTTACTTTTGCTTACTGTATTGTTCTTATTAACATCTTTAGTAGTTGAGGTAGAAGAAGATAATAATATCTTCTCTAATGTATTTAAAAGGAATGACATTTAATCCTCCTTTTCTTTAATTGTTGATGGTCTTAAGCCTCTTTCCATTGCTATCGCTCCGACAACCAAAGGAACACCAAGTCCAAAACCAACTCCTGCACCTATTACCATTCCACTGGCTATGGTACCAACTATAACCTCATTTCTAGTAGAGGATAACAATTTAATCCCCTCACTCATAGTATGTTTAAATTCTATTTCTCTAAGTTTATTTTTCATCATTTTTTCTCCTTCATTACAACTAATCCATTTATTTTGCTATTTTCTATTGTTACTATAGACTCATTATCATCACTATTAAGCACAACTTTACTATCTGCTTTTATCAAAATTAAATCATCTTGTATTATGATTATATCGTTAATCTTTTTATGAATATAAAATTCTTTATAGTTCCTAAGTATAACTAGTATCTCGGTGTGGCTATGCGACTGCTTAACTAATCGATAGTTACTACACAATCTATCTATCCCAATAGTTAGATTACCATCTGTTATATTAGCTCCATCTTCTAGAACTATATCAAGATTGTTTTCTAAAGGTATATACCTTCTGCCTTTATCTTCATGTACTTTAGGTACACCACTCTTGCTTGGCTTAGCTAAGTCAATTTCATATATTCTCATGTTTTCTCCTTTTTGCGAATATACAAAATTGTATCACATTTTCACTTAGAAAGCTCTTTTAGCTTAAAAAACTCCTTTTTGCCTTTGCTAATACTCTATCTCTAAAGGATTTATCATTCTTAAATTCAGGTCGCATAATGTCTTTTCTATACTCGGCTTCTGATGAATATTTGTCAGTTGAGGTTGCAAACCTATTCGTGTAAGGATTAAATAAGCCTTGATTCTCTGAAGATTTGTATCCCTCATAAAGCATTGATGATATTTTTGCAAGTAGAGAAGGATTATTAGAATTTAGCTCTTCTATATATTGTTTCTCACTCTCACTGAATGTATCAGAATTAAATAGTTCATTAGTGAAGTTTACAATTTTATCTTTATCTTCCCCTAATATCTTTTCAGCCTCTAGAAGTGCTTGATTCTTTCTAGTCTCTTCAAGTGCTTTTTGTGCTTCGATGTTTGCTTTCATAATATCGACAATTTCAGGGTCATATCCTATCTCTTTGAACTCCTCATAATCAATGACTCCATTCCCTTCTTCAAGTTTTTGTTGAACTAAATCTTTCAGTGGAACTTTAGGATTCTTAAGGGCTTCGTACTCTTTCTTTACATTGTGGAACTCATTTAATTTCTGGTAGTGAGTCTTCTCTAACTCGGTATATGATTTCTCTAAATCTTCATAAGACTTAAATTTTCCTAATATTAGGTCTTGTTCTTGTTCTTGTTCTTGTTTGTTATTATTTTCAGTAGTATTATTTTCTGTAACATCTGGCATATTTAATCATCTCCTCTATATAACTTTATAGAACAATCAAATTCTCTATCTACTTTTCTGCACCCATTCTCACTAAACTTGACGCTATTCTTTCCCCCTATAGAGTAAGAGTTAATATTATCAGTGTTTGGACACTCATCGCTCCCACGCCCAAATCTTGGATATTGATACACTAGTTTACAACTATCATCTGTTACGCCTTTTATCGCCATGATTTTCCCTTTATTATTTTATTGACTTCATCATTACTAAGTCCTAGCTCTATTGCTATCTCCTCAACTTCGAGTCCTCGCTTTTTCATTCTGCTCACTTCAATCTGGATTGTTCTACTATCATAGAAGTTTTTTAAAGACGAGTGTTTCTTTCCTCTTTCTTTATATATTTCTTCGCTATCTAGAATCATATTATTTCTCTCTTTTTAACTTTACACTACTGGATTTATCTTTACTAGTTGGAATAATAATTCTTTTTTTGTAAATCTCTTCAGAAGATAATACTTTTGCACTTTTAAAGATAGGAATATTGGTTCCTTCTTTCTTCTCTTGAAATTGTAATATTATCTCTATAAGCTCTTTCTTGGTCTTCTTTTCTAGTGTTTTACTATCTAACATTTTCACTCTCCTTACTCATTTTATACTCTTGGACTCTCATCGCTTCCTCTGCTTGTATCTCTTCTTCAGATTTTATTATATCATCACTTATAATCCCTAATGCACTACAATACTCTCTAAAGACAGACTCATAGGATATAAAGTCAATCTCTCCACTGGCATACATTGCTTCTAGTGGAACAAGTTGAGATAATCTTTGGAATTTATCATAGTTCCTTAGATTCTCAACACCATTTAAAAACTCTACTTTAACATTCTTTAAGTCTTTGTCTATCTTTAATGTTTTTAGTAGATACTCAAAGATGGGCGCTTGTAGAGAATAAGAAATTGTAACATAAAATCCTCCAAACTTCTCACTCATTTCTGCTATCAATGTCTGTATCTCATACGCTGTCGTTTGTCTCTCTCGAACAACTCCTAACCCTCGCAAGTAAGAGATAGATAATCTTCTCTCTATCTGCTCTAAAATATTTATTAAAAATTGGATATTATATTGGTCGCCTGATGTATATGGAAATAAATCCCCCTCTTCTCCAACTATAAAATCCCCATTCTTTGCTTTTGCTACTCTGTCAATGTTATTCGCGATTATTGACGCAGGGTTTACTAGATGTAGTACTTTAGACGCAATTAGAGAAGACTTTTTAATAACTTTTGAGAGGGTATCGTACAACTCTAAATCGCCTAGTTGTCGCTTACAATAACTATGAGAATAATTAGCTCCTGCCTCTTCATATAGTCTTATAGGATATAAAGGATAATCAAGAGATACTTTTCTCTTTGTCTCTACAACTTCTAAATCATTAATATACTCTGTAATCGTTATATCTTTATGAGTCTTGTAAATATCGATGTAGAAATCATGTGAGAAATCATCAAAGTCAGAATTTAAGTCGCTCTGGACATATTTCTTATATGGTGTATCATCTTCAGGTAATACTGTTATCTTCTTCTCTATCATTATACGATACCATTCTCCATCTTCTCGCCTCTGTACTACATACTCATCTAGCCTATAGAAATTGATAGTATCGTTTGTTAGGTCTAATAAGACATTTCCACTCATTAGTAGATGTTCTGTTATCTCTGTAATTTTACCTCTTATATTTAAAGAGTTCGCAGATTTTGTTATCTCGTCTTCTAGCCTTATCAAAAGTGGCTCAACTTCTTCTTGATTCTCATCAACGCTTAATCTAAAAAACTTCTGCCCAAACGGAAATATTGATTTGACGAGTTTTGATGACAAAGAGGAAATTAAATCTGCACCTAGAGATTGAGATGGCATATAGAAAGAGGAATCAATTAGACTATCTTTTAGTGTTGCAAATGTATATTTCTCAACAGCTTGTGTTACTTCTACATAGAGTTCTCGATTGCTCTTTAGTTCTTGGTACCTAGTGTTCATCTTAGCCCTCTGTTATTGATGTCTATCGTGAATATTTTATCTCTATATGCTGTCTTTCTTTTTTTTGGCATATAGAGAGAAAGTGTTTTTAACCCTTCTTTCTGCTCCGTGTTTGCTGGTTTTACTGTCTTTGGTCGGCTGAATAATCCTCCCATTGTTGGCTCCTTTTCGCTTATTGTTTGTTTTTTGGGTTTTTCTGGGTGTATTATACCATCTTGGGGGGGTAGTGTGAGGGGGTGGGGATATTTTTCATTTAATCGGTTTGGATATTGATGGTAGGGGGGCGTTAATAATCGTGAAAAAAGAACAAACAATAATATGTTGAAAATTGGGAGTGACTAACACACACGAACACCTTGGCTTGTCTGCGCTGGTCTCTGAAAACACCATTTAAAGGGGCGTAAATGTGGTATAATAGCCTTTAAAAACAGAAGGAAAGAGAATGACTAACAAAGACCTCATCAAGCTCATGATGGCGTTAGCGCTAATGAAGTATCATTTTGATAATTACGGTAAGAAGTACACGAAGGCTGAATATAAACAGAATAAAGAGCTGATTAGAAGGTTTACAGCAAAGCTACATATCTATACTTCTACTCTAGAAAGGGAAAGAGCAGGGGAAAAGGGCATAAAGATAATAAAAGAGCTTAGGCATAAGTATAAAATAGAGTATAAGATAGATTTCTTCATAGCTGGGTGTTGGCTAATAGATTATACAGCTGTTTCCAAGAAGATACTAGGAACTGAAACTAGATTAATTTATGATGTGATTGTGCATTTTCGTAACACTTTGAGTAAGGAAAGCATATTGGAACTAGATTTGATGTGTATGAATGTTGATGAGTTGCTAGAGGGAGAACCTCTAACAACAAGGGAGGAATTGATAGGAAGGAGGGATAAGCTAAAAGAGCTACTCTTCGTATAACTCATCTAGCGCTTCATATATCTCCTCCATTATTTGGTCATCGATTTGCTCTCTAAACGCTAGAGAGTCACTATAGTTGCTTAGGTCAACTGGTATCTCGACCGTGTCAACTCGGTCGTCATCTATCCACACTTCAACACTGAATACCTCTTCGCCGATTAGTTCAACCTCATCTATTGATGGGGTTATATCTAATATATCTATCCACATTATATCATCTCCTCTTTGATTTTCTTTAGTTCTCTTAAAACCATGCTCGATTCTTCCTTCATAACTGGGAAATTCTTCTTGTAGTCTATGCCCTCTATAGTTTCTATCATGCTATTTATTGCGCTTATTACGGCACTTAAAGGGGTATCATACCCTCTTTTAAATATAGTGTCTGCCATTGATATAACTAACTCTTTCACGCTATCATCAGCTGTTGTGAGGCTTATAATCATAGGTATATTTAACATCTCTATCTCCTCAATAGCTTCTCTAATGGCTTCTTTTCTGCTATTGAACCACTCGCTGACAAACTCACTGTCAGTAGCCACTACTTGATATAATGGCTTCCCTGTTCTAATATCCATTCCCTCAATGATTTTTACTTGTGGACTTAGAGGGGTGGCTTTCCCTAAAACACCTAGGTTTATCCCCTCTAGCTCCTCTTTTGTCTTTAGCGCTTTTTGAGCTAACTCTGGGAAATTCTCCTCATATTTTATTCCATCTATAGTGGCTAATATTCCCTCTATAGCTAAACTGATGGCTGTTTCAATTTGAATCTCTCTATGGTTTTTTAATATTTTCTTAACAGTTTTTGTGATTACTGCCTTTACCTCATCACTACATTCCAACCTTTTTACGGTATCATGTATTGTAGTATCCTCTTCATATGCATTTAGAGCAGAAGCTAGTATCTTTAGCAACTTTGGGTCTGTTGCCTCTTCTCTCTCTACTAGCTCCATATATAGAATCTCGCCTCTATTAAAATCTCTCTGTGAGCTAATAGGTAGCTCTAGAGTCATTTCTTCTGTTACTATTAAAGCCTCTACGGAATGGCTGTTTAACATATAATTTGCACCGTTTGATATTCTATCATGTAGCTCTACTCCAGTCTTTGAGTACTTTTCTCTAATCGCTTCTAAGCTCATCTCTCTTGTTAAGTAAACTGTTACCATTTTTTTCTATCCTTTCATCTTTTGATATACCGTATTGTATTACATTTTCGTTTAGAAGTCAAGAGTAAATTGTATTCTTTTCTGAAAATGTTTAAATTTTATACGAAACTTAAATAAAATAACTAGCTGAAAACTATCCCCAAAAAACACCTTTATTTTTTCTGAATTTAAGAAAAACTTAAAGCGCATTAACTTTTCGTTAACCTTTTAGTACCTAATTTCGCTTAAATGGGTTTTTCTGGGGAAAAGTGGTATCAAGAAAAAATGAAAGTCCGAAAATAGGGGATTTGCTTGGGTACACCTTTTTTCCGAGAGGGTACACACTTTTTCAAAAAGGGTACACCTTTTTATATGGGTCTGTACCCATTTAAGTTTAAAAGCAAGGTACAGCCCATTATCTCGGCTTTTCCATTTTTAATGCTTAATGTTTTGTATTAGTTCAAAAGGGTAAAATTTTACCTTCAAAAAATGCGTTTCTTAAGGATTTGAACTAATAATGGGGGTCACGGGTACAGACTGGAACACAGTTTGGTATCAGACCTGATTCGACAGTCTCGGACAGAGCCTTTAAAAAGGTACACACTTTAAAAAAGTCTATACCCAAAAGTGTGTTTTTAAAACTTTTTTTTGGGTCTGTACCTTTTTCGGACTCCTGACCAGAATCTCGGTCACAGGTCTGTACCCTTTTCTGGGAATTTGTGTCTAAACTGTGTACCCCCTATTTTTTTATCATCAGTAAAACTAATGATAATCTTTAAGGTTCTACTATCCCAAAAAGATAGTATTTGTTGTAGTCATTCCTCTAAATGCTTCTTTAATGACAATCCTACTTGTCACATTATATTTTCCGATACTTTCCATTTTCTATCCTTTTTATCTTTCTGCTAACATGTAGGCGCAAGTAACTTTCCCATAAGCAGATTCTCCGAGTTCCTCGCCTATTAGACGACTAAGGTCTAAATCGACATCTAATATCTTTGGTAACCCATACAAAAACACTGCTGTAAATATTGATACTCTTGCCTCATGCTCTTCCCCTGTGTTAGCAGGTAAGAAAGGCATCTTTTTAATTATTTCTATATTCCTCTTCGCGATACCTATATATTTATCTTTTAATTTTTCTGCTAAAGAGTCCATATACTCTCTAGCCTCTTCAATGCTCGAGAATGTCTTATCAATTTTATTCTCAATCATTAGCTCTAGATTTTTATTTTTTATTTTTAAATCGTATAGCTTATTAGAGATGTATGGCTCTCCGTATAAGCCTAATATTTTGTCCTCTCCGTCTATCTCGGCAAGACAAACAATTTTGCCTCTCTCCCATTCTAAATGGGGGATTGTTCCTGTCAATTTAATCATTTTCTATCCTTTTCATCTTTGATATACCGTATTGTATTACATTTTCGTTTAGAAGTCAAGAGTTTTATAAATTTTTTGTAAAATGACGATAAAAAAAAGAGAAACAATATGAGTAAAAATCTAAAAATAATGCAAGTAAGAGAGATACTGGAGTCTTCTTTTAACACCTCCAACCAAGCAAAACTAAACAACCTTTATAAAGAGATAATAAGAGAAGATGGATACCTCAATTCTAAAGTGAATCTCTACTATGATATAGGGCGAGAGGGCTTTGTGACTGTAAATAGAGAGAGTGGGAAAGTAACGGTCTATTCCTCTAAAAATAGCTTATATAGCCTAATAAGAGCTAACTATAAAGGGGTAACAGATATAGGGAAAATATTAAATCTTGTACCTACTGTTGCGCTAATTTTTGACCCTAAAAACATTAATAGTGAGAAAAGAGTAACCGACGAGAATATAAGAATAGTAAACACCTATAAGCCTTCTAAATTTATTCTCTATATGGAAAAAAACAAGATTGAAAAGATAAATCATGATAATTTTCCTAACATATATTTACTCTTGAAAAACCTTTTTCGGAAAGATGAATATATTCATTATTTTGAGAATTGGTTGGCGTGGGGGTTGCAGTTTAGAGAAAAGAATGGAGTTGCGATAATTAGCAAAGGGATAGAAGGGGCAGGGAAAGGAGTGTTCTATAAATACATAATAAAGTATGCATATGGAGAAGAGTATTGTGCGACTTTAGACAATGAGGCGATAAGGAGTAATTTTAATGGGCTAATAGAGAATAAATTATTTCTAATTATGAATGAAGTAAAACCAGACTTTCGAGATTTCTCCACTGTCCATGAGCGACTAAAGGCATACATCACTGATGAAGAATTTATCATTGAAGAGAAGCATGTAAAAACAAAAGTAGGAAAGAGTTATTTTAATGCTTGGCTTCATACAAATCACTCTGTGCCTCTTCATATATCTCCGACAGATAGGAGATATACTATAATAGATACAGCAAATATCCCTCTAAAAGCTATTATAGATACATTTGAACTTGTAGAAAAAATAAAAGAAGAGAGAGATGAATATATAAAAAATATAATGTCTCTAAAAGTAG